GATGGATTAAGTACTGAACAAATCAGACAATTAGTTAAGTATAATTTTTCTGGACAACAAAGAGGTGTTAGTCTTACTGATTATGTTTTGGAAACGTATAAAATGCCCGGTAAGTATGGTTCTCCATATCGTGCAAAAGCATATAAGAAAAATAATAAAGTTGTTATTTCAATATTGGGAATCGGTGCTGATGGTAAATTAAGTAATACCAGTAACTCATTATTAAAAGAAAATATTAGTGAGTATCTGAGTCAAAAAAGAACAATAAATGATTATATTGAAATTAAAGATGGTAAAATTTTTAACTTAGCTTTTGAAATCGATGTATATGTGACAAATACTGCCGATAATCAAATTGCAAATAGCATAATTACAATTGTTAGTGATTATTTTGATATTAGCAATCATGAAATGAATGAAGATGTTTTTCTCGGTGACCTTCAAAAACAAATATTAGATGCTAATGGTGTATTAAATGTTATTGGAATTAAAGCATTTAATAAAGTTGGAGACCAATATTCTGTTAATACCGTAACACAATCAATAACCAATACTAGCACTGGTGAAATTAAACTTGAAAACAATACAATTTATTCAGCACAAGATTCGATGTTTGAAATTAAGTATCCTGAAAAGGATATAAAGGTATTATTGAGGAAAAAAGTTAGTTAATGGAAGTCATAAAAAAAACAATATTACAAGCAGTTACGACAGGATTCACACAAGGTTACTGGAATGCTGATATTAATATGCCTGACATAACATCTACTACCCAAACAGGATATATGTGGAATGTTCTTGATAGTGGACATACGGTATTGGGTAATATTGATACTTGGAATGTTGGTGATTGGGCGATTAAAACTAATGATGGTTGGGGAAAATTAATTAATACTGATATAATATCGGGTTCAAGTGGAAATACAATAATTGTTTCTAATTTAGATACTGAATATTATATGAAAATAGGATTAAAACAAGAAACACAAGATGTTGGGTTCTTTGACATATATAGCGGTTATAATAATTATGGTGGTGTTGATATACCAATCGGAATTCAAAATTTATTATAAATGAAAATCATTCAATCATTTGCACAATTTAATGAAGGTAGTCATTATTTAAAAAATAGATATGATGAAAACTACATATTATTAAGTTTTTATTCGTTTCTTTTAAGTTATTTAACTTTAAAAAAATATTATGGTAGTGTTACAATGTATTGTAATCAAAAAGCATATGATAATATTATTAAATACATTCCATATAATAATATAGTAATTATTGAAAATGAAAGTTCTTTTGAGTTCTGGAGTTATTACAAAATTCAAATAATGAAACAAATGTCAGAAAATTTCATTCATGTTGATTCAGATGTATTTATTTTTGATGATTTATTCAGACCATTTATTAATAGTAGTAAAAATGATGTTATTATTCAGAATTTAATTCCTGAAGATAGGAATTATGCTAGTCATTTTGTTAATGATAATAAAGATTTTTTAAATAAAAATAATATTTTAAATTATGAAAAATATAATGGTAGGTGTTTTAGTTGTGGAGTATTAGGAATTACAAAGAATATTCAAAAAGATTATATCGAAATATGTGAGAAATTAAAAAAGGGTATGTTAATAATGAATTAAAAAATGCTAATCCATTAGGAATGATACTTGAAGAATTATCCATATATCTATTGGCATTAAGGGATGATTTAAAATATCATGAAATTCTACCATATAATGATGTGTTAATGTATGGTGAGCATGAGGTAGGTAATAATAAAAAATATACTCATTTGTGGTTTGAAAGTAAATTTAAGTCAGAATATATTGAATTAATAAAATATAAAATAAAAAAAGATTTCCCCAAATACTATGATTTGGTCATGAAATATGAAAATGATGTACTTAATAAAGTTTTAGAATATGATTACAGGTAATACTAATAATAGTAGATTAGCAGAATTAAAGAAATATACTGTTGGTGTGCCATTTACCCAACAATATAGAGGTAATGGTAGTTGGACTAATAATGGTGTTGATTTTAATAATTCAGTTTCAGGAGTTTCTGTTGTTTATTATATTAATGGTATACAATATATTGATGAAACAATTGGTGGTAATACAGCAACAAGTTTCAAATTAACACCCAATAGTGAACCTAATTTTAGTAATGAAATATATTTTAAAAATCCAAATAAGGAAAAGATAATTAGTAATCCTAAAATAATTGATGATGTATTTATAACTAGAAGTGATTTATCAGCATATGATAAGAATTATCGATTAGAATTTATAGAAAATTTAAGTGACCTTACAACATATGCTGGTGGAAATTATTTTAATATAGTAAATAACACATAATATGGCAAATCAATATACCGTATTTAATTATTCTAAAGATGAGATAAATAAAATTGTTTCTTTATATATTAATGGTATGTCTTTTACTAAAATTAGTTTAAGATTAGGTCGTAAAAAAAATAATATAAAAAAAATATTAATTCGAGAGGGTGTTTTTGTTAAAGATAGAGATAATGTTAAAAAGAAATTTTCTGATAACGATATTAATGAAATTATTTATTTATATGTGAAGAAGAATTGGGGGTTACGTAAAATTAGTGAAAAATTTAATCTTAGTATTTCACCAATAAAAAGAATAATAAAAGAACATAATGTGTTAAGAAAAGGTTATAGTAATGGGAAAAAAAATAAATTAAGTGAAAGAGAAAAAAAAATAATATATAATTTATATTTAAATGAGAAAAAAAATTGTAAAGAAATTGAAGATATTTTAGGATATTCATGTAATTTTATTAGCAATTTTTTATCTAAAAACAATAAATTAAGGAGTAGAAGTGAAGCAACTACATTATATAAAACAGGAAAAAGTCCTTCAAAAGAAGCAATTGAAAATATGAAAGAAGGACAGAGAAAATTAGTTCTTAGTGGTAAAAGAAAACAAACTGGTGGGGTATGTAAAAAATATCTTGTTAATGAAATTTCATGTCATGGTATATCAGAAAAAAAATATATCGAACATTTAATTAATGAAAATAAAAATCTTCCCGAAAATTGTTCTTATTTATTAACCCCCTTTGGAGCGTATTATCCTGATTTTAAATATGACGATAAATATATTGAAATTAAATCAACATATACTTATGATGTATTATATGGTTTAAAAAAAAGTAGATGGACAAAAAAATATGACACAACTCAATTAAAAAAAATAAAATGGGTTAATGAAAATATAATGTCTATTGAATTAATTGTTGTTGATAAAAATAATTTTATTTCACATAAAATATAATAAAGTGAGCATTGGAACATACGGTACAACAAGACCCTCGGATGTAAGCATTAATGATATTGATGTTTATTATAATTATACACCAAATAGAGAAACAAATAGTAATGATATTATTAAGTTAAATTCAAGCGAAATTTTATCATATAATTATTTGCCCGAAGACGAACAATTAGAGAATAGTGAAAATTTATTAGAAGGTTTATATAATTTAAGACTACCTGCAACGGTTTTTGGACAATTAGGTTTATATACAATATACCTTAAACCAAAAACAGTTACTTTAACAATTCAAGATTGTAGTGTTTTATCATCATTACCAAATATAAAAGGAATTGTTATTGATGTAAATGACCTGCCTTCAGAACTAACAGCAAAAAATGCGTTACAAGGATATAGAATTGAGTATATTGATACTACAACAAATAATAAAATAAGAAATGTTGTTCGTTATATCGTAACATCAAATAAAGTAGTTCCTGTTAATGAAAATGTTGGAAATACAAATCAAAATGCAACACGATATAGATTTGATGAGAGTGGAACACTAATTTTTTTACAAGTAACCCCAAGTAGTTCAAGTGATGTTAAACCAAATTCATCACCATTTATTGGAACTCCTGACCAGACAATAATTATATCAAATACATTTTTCTCTCCATTAGTAATTGAAGTAGAAATGGCTAAAAATACTATTGATACATTATCAGATTATGTTGCAGGTGAACAAGTTAAAGATGTTGATAATGGAATATTAACGTATTATGATGAAAATAGAATTATTACTAAACAATTCAATATTTATGAAATTAAAGATGATGTTGGTAATGTTCCATTATATGAAGTAAAAGAAAAAAGAACTAATATTGACGAAACTCAGAACTTCGATGATGTAACTGATTTTTAATTATTTTTGAGTATTTATATTTATTAAAAAGTTAACAACTATTGATTTCATAAATAAGGCACGAATCATACATGGTTATAATTATATTTACTCAAAAGTAACATATTTCGGAAGTAAAACATCAATTAACATATTATGTATTAAACATGGTAAGTTTATGCAAAAACCTAATGACCATTTAAATGGTAGTGGTTGTCCTAAATGTGTTGGTAAGAACGTTACTACTAATGAATTTATTATTAATGGGAAAAAAATTCATGGAAATAAATACGATTATTCGTTAGTTAATTACATTAATGGTAAAACGAAAGTTAAAATAATTTGTAATAAACATGGCATTTTCGAACAAATACCTGCAACACATTCAAATGGTCATGGATGTCCAAGTTGTTGTGAATCACATGGTGAAAGAAATATAAGAGTTTTTTTGGAGAAAAACAATGTTAAATATATAAAAGAGAAAAAATTTAATAAATGTAAAAATAAAAAATTATTATCATTTGACTTTTACCTACCAGATTTAAATACGTTAATAGAATTTGACGGAATCCAACATTTTAAACCTATAAATCATTTTGGTGGGATTAAAGCATTTAATATGTTAAAATATAATGATAATTTAAAAAATATTTTTGCTAATCAAAATCAATATAAATTAATTAGAATATCGTATAATGAAAATATTAATGAAAAATTATTAGAATCAAAAATTATTTAATTGGGTTTTTTCTTTTCATTGTATTTATAGTAAATTGTAAATTGTGGCTAAAGTAAAAGTAGTAAAAACAAGTCTTAATCAGAACTTAAACGGTGAATATTTCAACGACACACCTTCTAACACAATATTTTCATTTGGAAAATTTTTTGTTACTACAAATTTTGATAATAAACTAACTATTGATTATACTAATTCATTGAGTTCATTTGTTCGTCCAGTAACCTTAGAAACGATGGGGGTTTCTGAAAAACAATCTGAAATTATTGAAAATTATACTACAAATGCGGTATTGAATTTAGATAAATCTGATTTAAATACTTTTGTTAGATATGGTTCAGCATATGAATTTATTAGAAAATCAATACAAAATATAATTCTGGCATATCCCGGTTCGTTGTTCGTTAACTCACAAAAACAAGACGCTGTTTCAGGTATTACTTTTCACACACTTAATTACGATAGTATTTCAAATACTTCAACTTTTTATGTTCCTACTGGAAATACAGTTAACACTTTTGGTTTAGTATTTAATAATGGTAATACTAGTATACCTGATGATAATGAATTAAAAAATTTAAATGAATCATTTAATAAATATGTTATATGGTCAAAATTAGAACCTGATAATAATTTTAAAATAATTGGATATACTGGTAATACAACAAATAGTAGTAATTTTAGAGATAAAACAAATTTAAAATTAAAAGTACAAGGAAATCCATTTAAATTACTTACTTCAGGTAGTAGTGGTAGTGTTGATTTTCATATAAGACCAAATAATGTTGAATTTGAAGAATTTCGTGCATTACTTTCATCTTATGAACAAAACATTATTTCTAACAGAGAAAATAGTAGTGAGTTTAATTTTAAAATTAAAGACCCGACCTTACTTGAAAGTGGTAAAATAGTATATAGTGATTCTGATGTTAGTTGGGCAACTAGTGATGGTTATAATATTGATGTGAATACTCCATCATATCAGGTATTCTTAGAAGTAATGTTAACTATTGGTGCTAAATATGATAAGATTAAAACCGATTTAATTGGAAGATTTCTAACACCTACTTCACTTAAAACATATGATATTACTGAAGACGGTAAAATAAGTAAATTATTAAGACTTTATGGTGCGGAATTCGACCAATTAAGACAATTTATTGATTCATTAGTAAATATTAATAAAGTAACGTATGATAAATTAAATAATGCTCCTGACCAAATAATAAAAAATATGGCAAGTACTTTTGGTTGGGATTATTTTTCATTAGTTAATGAAAGTGAATTAGTTGAAGGTTTCTTAACTGTTGATGACAAAGAAAGAAACTTAAATGATGATATATTACCAGCAGAAATAGATATTGAACTCTGGAGAAGAATTTTAAATAACACAAGTTATTTTTGGAAAACAAAAGGAACTCGTGAGGCAATTAAATCAATGTTTTTGTTGATTGGAATACCAGAACCATTTATTAATATTACTGAATATGTTTATACTGTTGAGGGCAAAATAAATCCTAATACCGTACCATTAACCCAAGATGATTTTCCTTCAAATTCATTGCCTTATGATACTGAAGGCTATCCTAAAGCACCATTAGAAACCGATGATTTTTATTTTCAAATAAGTGGGGATAGTGATGCTGGTCAAAATTATCTTGATGTATTTCGTAAAGCAGGTTTTAATCTTAATCAAACCCCAGATAATAAAAAATCATGGGTTCAAAGCGGTAGTACAACAAGAATTCATCCATTAACACCACAATATTACCAAGAAGACAGTAAATTAGTTATTAATACTAAAGAAGTAGATATTGCATTAGATACTGCACGTGGAATTGAATATGATGTATATGGATACATCCAAAAAGATTTTGCAGCAAATAGTAGTGGATATACACTACCTTATTCATATGTTAATATATCATCTTTCGATAGTGTTGTTGGAAATACATTTGAATTACCATATAATGTTGACGAAATCCAAGGTGATTTTGAAGTAAGATATAATGGTATATTATTAAATGCTCCAAAAACAGGTACTACGACAGGTGTTAGTACCGAAGCAGATTATAGTGTTAGTGGAAATGAATTTACAATACCCGAATTAAGTACTGGAATTCGTAGTACTGATGTAATACAAGCAACATTAATTGCTACAGGTAATACAGGAACAGCACTTAGTGGTATTAGTGTTAATTATATTGTAACACGTGTTAAAGCCAATTTAAATGGAACATATGTTCCATTACCAAGTTACCCAAGAGGTGATGTTCAGCTTACAATAAATGGAATTGCCCTTACTAAGGGTACGAGTCAATTTAGTGCTGATTATATATTAGACCCAGCAAATTCATCTGGAAATAGTAATAATCAAATTATTATTCAAAATCCTGATGTAATTGCATATTTAAATGAAAATCCAGAAATACAGATTTCATATGTTGAAGTACAAGGAAGTAATGATATTAATTTAAGAAGTGAGGTAATTAGAGTTGATAGTTTTAATAGTAGTAAAATTTATTTTAATAATAGTGCGAATAAATATGTTTATAAATTAAATTATAAAATAAATAATGTTGAAGAAGTAAAACTTTTAATTAACGGTGTTGCCCTTGAACCAAAAAAAGATTATAATATTAATGTACAAAACCCATATGAAATATTCTTGCCCAGAGGTATTAAATATGGTACTGTAATTAGTGCTTTTTATCTTGTTGGTGGGCAAGGAGCATTTAATCCAGTAATTAATGATGTATTTGGTTTAGGTGATATTAGTGATTTATCATTCCTTGAGTTTCTTGAATTAGTAGAAAGAAAAATGGTTAATGTTAGAAATAGAAAAACGATTACTAATTTTAAAGGCGGTTGGTATCCAACTATATTAAAAATATATGAACAATATTTAAATAGAGCTTCATTAGCTAATGACAATCCATTACAATCAAATGGATATACTTTTGAAAATCTTTACCCGTTTTTAAGTAAATATAATGCATTTTTTCAAAGATTTATTGACCAGTTATTATCTGCAACAATAATAATAAAAAAAGGTGGTTTATTAATAAGAAATAGTATTTTTACCAAGCAAAAACATTGGTATAAAAGAGGTGTTAATGTTGCAAGTGGTACTACTGATTATGATATGAGAGGTAATATCTTACTTCAATATTTTGGAAATGATGGCAGTACTTTTGAAATTAATCAAAATATAAACCCACCACCACCTCCACCACCTGAATTATATGTTGAAACAAAAACAGGTGTTCTTGGAAGTATTGTTACTGGTGGTAAAAATATTATTGGAAATGATATTTTAACCTCATATGGTATTGATTATAAGAAAAGTACTGATGATAATTGGATTAGATTAAGTACTAGTGGTTCGCTTCAAAATAATAGTTTTAATAGAACGATAACAAATACCAGTTCAAGTACAAATTATGATTATCGTGCATTTGTTCAATCAGATATTTACGGTTATACTGGTAGTACTAAAACAATTAGAACTGCTGACCCACCACCACCAACACCTTCTGTTGATACAAAAACAGGTAGTGCTGACGTATATAGTATCAATAATACTGGTGGTGAAAATATTGTAAGATATGCTGACATACAATATTATGGAATGCAATATAAAAAATCAAGTAGTGGTACTTGGATACTAAGTCCTAATCCACCAACATATGGAAGTTTAAGTAATGACAATTATAGTAAAACAATTAGTGGTTTAGACCCTGAAACACAATATAATTATCGTGCTCGTATTTTTGTTGGCGGTAGTGTATATTATGGTAATACCAAAACAATTACTACATCAGCAGTACCTACATATAAACCTAATGTTCGTACTGGTAGTGTTAATTTAGTCGGTACTAATTCATTACGTGTAAATAACAACAGATTGAATTCAACTGGTGGTGAAACTGTTACTGAACACGGAACACTATACACTGGATTTGTAACTCAAGACGGTATTGAAAAAGGTGTGCATGGTATTAGTTGTATTTCTAACACATCAACCATTACGGATGGTACTTATTGGACTGATAATATTACTGGATTACAAGAGGGGACTAAGTATTATTATAGAGCATATGCTATTAATAGTAATGGTATTGATTATGGTGAGGTTAAAAATAAAATTACTGATGAAACACCAGACCCACCACCACCATTAGGATATGGTATTGATTTATATATTGATTGGGTAGACACAGTTTATACTAATTCTCAAAGTGGTCTTGATGGTTATGTTCAATTAAAATGTAATGGTAGTAATTCATTTGCTTGTACTCTCACAAATTTTTCAAAACAACAATTAGTAACCTTTAATATTACAGATACAAGTGCCACTTATTCAATTGAGTTAATTCATATCCAAGCAAGTATTTCTTCAGGTGGTGGTGGAGGTAATTTAACTGGTACATTAATAACATGGAGACCCATAGGAAGCTCAGGTAGTTTTAATACATTACCATTAATTAATAATATTACCGAAGAATGTAGCTATGATGTAAAAGTTAAGTCATTATTAGGTGGTGGATTGTAAATAATTTTAAAGTATTTATATAAAAACAAAAAATGGCATTTATTGAAAAAAAAGACCCTGTAGTGATGAATATTAAATTAACTTCCAAAGGTAGAGAACTACTGGCTGGGGGTAAATTAGATTTCAAATATTTTGCTATTGGTGATAGTGAGATTGATTATAAATTTAATAAAGAAATCGTTGCTAGTGGCGATAGTGAATATACTGCATTTGATTCAAGCATATTAAATGCAGCAGATAAAAATCCTAATATAATTTCATTTATTCCAAGAAATTTAAGTGGTGATTCATACAATGAATTAAGTACTGTTCCGATAAATGCTTATAAAGTTGAAAATCAAGCACAATCTATTGGTTTTTTTACTAATAACAATACCGAATATATTATTGATAGTAATCATGTTAAACAACCTGATTGTAAAATTGATATGGGTATTCCAAATAGTGGTAATGTTATTACTTTAGAAAAGGCAAGTACTTATGGTAATAGTGGTGAAGAACCTGCTGTTGGGGATATATTATTTGTTAAATGGACATATTATCAAGATACTACAGGATTTGATGTAAAAGTCAATAAACCAACACCACATTTATTTTATAGAATAACTGAAATAATTAGCGGTACATTAGCAAGTGGTAGTGTCACTATTAGAGTTGATAGAAATATTCCTGATTTTAATGGTGTGCCTGTTGGTGTTTTTGCTGGGGCAATGGTATTATATAATACAATAGATTTTAGTGGCAGTACAGCACTTAATTTATCATCAACAGATTACCTAGATGAAAGTATTATTAATTTTCTTGAAAACAGTCAATGTCCTACTATTGTTTTTCCATATTGGAAGTTATCAATAATATTTACTGAGGAAATTGCTGGTGTACAATCAGATGACTTAAAATATACGCAATTTAAAAATAAAGAATTTGGTGGTTTTGTCTCATATATTCAAAATCAAGCACCAGTATATAAGAAATTAGGTGTAGTACACTATACTAATAATAGTCCTGCAAATGTTTATGGAGAAGGATTTTCGCAAAACACAGCAACTATAGATATTCTAACAATAATGTGGCATAAATCAAGTACAAATAAACTTGGAGTCACACTATCTGCATATGGTAGTCAAAAATTATTAACTGGACTTAATATTTATTATTATGATTTAGCCGATGATAATGGTTTTGTTGTTGGGAAAGTTTTCCCTAATCTAAAATTATTTGTAATTGAAGACCAAGAATTACTTTTTGCAATATCATATAAGTCAAATAGGTCATGGACAATTCCAAATTATAATATAGTATAAAATAAGAAAAAAAATGAGTGGAAATACAGCATTTATAACATACATATTAAAACCTAATGGATTACAACCAACAGGCAATTATAGTCAAGCAATTCATTGTAATTATATAAAAAAAATTGATTTAGGAACAACAGACCCTTATGTTCAAGAAATCAGATTTAATTTTCCAAATAAAAGTGATTTTAAATTTTTAGCCAAAGACGTTAATTATATAACAAATAATGGTACTGGATTTACTGCAAATGAAATTTATGCTGTTGTGCAAATAGTTGATAACTCACCGTTTGATAGTTATGATGATGTAAAACCTGATTCGTCACAATGGAAACAAGTTGATATTACTGACCAAGTTAGTGGATACACAACAAGTAATTCTTTTTTCTTAACACCAGATAATATTACTAGTGTTGTATTTAGAGTTTCATTATTACAATATACTAATCCATCGGTATTTTCTTCATATGACCTTGATTATTTAAATTATCCGTCTTCAACTCAAGAAGATGAATTAGCTTTTGGATATGCTAGTTATTTTTTTGGTAATGTTAGTACTGATATTAAAGCCGATGTATATACTACTGATTTAAATATTAATTTATCACTAAATGAATTTAATTCAAGTACTAATAAAACTTGGGATGGTAATGAAACTGTTTATATTACTGAGGTCGGTATTTATGACAGTAATAAAAATTTAGTTGGCATCGGGAAACTAAATAATCCCGTTGCTAAAGACAGTACAATTGCCAGAACAATTGTCTTTGCACTTGATTTCTAATTATTTTCAATAAAAAAATAAAAATCTATAATTTTTTATAAAAACTTAGTATTTATTATAAATTAAGAAAATATAATAATTAATAAATATGAAAGAATTAGTTACAGCCGATAAGGTCAAACCCAAATCAATTATTATTGATGGTAATTTACATAATAAATTTAAGATATTATGTAAGGGAAAAAGTTTAAAAATTGGTGGTGTTATTGAAGATTTAATTAAATTATACCTTCATAATCCCAAGAAAATTCAAGAATTAATTGAAGAAAATAAACAAAAGTAATTATGGAAAATTATATTTGGTCACTAGATATTAGTACTACAAACATTGGAATGGCATTATGGAATGACAGTGGAAAATTAATTGAACTCAAACATCTTGAATTAAAAACCGATAAAAACACCCCTGTTGAAAATAGAGATATATATAAAGCCGAAATTTTTAAAAATTACGTACTTGAATTTAAAGATAGAATTTTAAATGAATTAAATGGTAAAATAGTACATATTATTGTTGAAGAACCACTTGGTGGAAGTAATAATGCCAACACTGTTTCATTATTATTTGGTTTCAATGGTATTTGTAGATATATATTATATAATATATTTGATACATATCCAATAAAAATAAGTGTATATGATTCTCGCAAATCATTTTGTTCTGAATTAGTTCATCCTTCAAGAAAAAGAAATAAAAAGACTGGATTAATGGAAGACAGTGAAACTCTTTCTTTTCCACTTGAATATCGTAAAGATAAAAAATTGTATATCTGGGAAAAAGTTAGTAAATTAGAACCCCAAATCGAATGGTTTTATAAGAAAGATGGAAAAACACCAAAAGACATGTGTTTTGATATGTCAGATAGTTATGCTGTTGGGTTTGCAGGACTAAAACAGCTAGGAATTATTTAATGAAATACGTATATTTAATCCAATCATTAGAAGACGGTTATTATAAAATTGGTGTATCTAAACATCCTAATCGTAGATTATCAGCATTACAAACAGGAAACTCATCAGAATTAAAATTAGTTGAATCATATGAATCAGAACACGCAAATAGTATTGAAAAATCATTACAAAGACGTTATTCTTATTTAAAAAAAGAAGGTGAGTGGTTTGAAATGTCGATTATTAATGAAATTACTTTTTTAAAAGAATGTGAAAATATTGAAAAAAATATTATTATTTTAAAAGAAAGTGGTAATCAATTTATATAAAGTCTTGTATATATGATATTTTTATTATACTTTTGACAAACACATATATAATTTTTATTATTTAATAACCAAAACATGGGAAAAAAACGTACTAGAAACATAGCAAAAAGATTTGATAATGCTATTAAAATAATAGATTATGCAATTGAAAATAGTGTGTCGGCAAGAGAAGCATCAGTTAAATGTGGATTTTCCGACACTTATCTTAAGAACATAAAAGCAATGGTATATCAAAGATTTAATGAAGGAAAATTAGATATTAAACTTTATACCAAATTTAATGATGCATATAATAATTATGTTCAGATGAAAGAACATTCTTCTAAACAATTTCAAAAAGAAGAAGAAAAAAGGACTTATGGGTCAGAACCTAACAAACCCAAAGACATTCCAAAAGGAGGAAATCGAGAAGGTTTTAAACAAAAAAATGAAAATGAAGCCGAATACGAATGGGTTGGTGGAAGCAATTATCCCCACGACCACGTAAGAACACTTGACCAATTATTAGCTGCATGTGAAGTAAATCAGGATGAATGGAAAGTCAAAGATTTTTTAATTAATAAATGGGATGTAACGAGTTGGAAACGTAATTTTCCTGAAACAATTCAAAATTGGCAGGTAAAAGCAAGATTAGAACGTGACCTTAAATTCGTTAAAGAAAGAATTGCTGGTGAAGTATTTCAAGAAATGACTGAAAATTATATTCCACCAGTATTAGATGTGAGTTGGAAAAATAATGTTAAGTCTGATGATGAGAAAAACTTATTGGAAATATCAATATTTGACTTACATATTGGTAAATTAGCTTGGGCTGGTGAAACATTTGAAAATTATGATGTTAAAATCGCTCGTGATAGATTTTTAACATCAATAAAGAAAATACTTAAAGGTGCAAGCGGTTTTAATTTTGAAAAAATATTATTTCCAATAGGGAATGATTTTTTCAATAGTGATACTATCCTTAATACTACAACCAAAGGAACTCCACAAGATGAAGACCTTAGATGGCAAAAAACTTTTGATGTTGGTTGTACATTACTTGTTGACGCAATTAATTTATTGAAACAAACAGGTGTATCTGTTGATGTGATTAACATTCCTGGTAATCATGATTTTGAACGCAGTTTTTACTTGGGAAAATTTTTACAAGGATGGTTTAATAAAGACATCATGGTTAACATCAATAACGGTGCTTCACCAAGAAAATATTATCGATATGGTAATACATTATTGGGATTAACACATGGTAGTGAAGAAAAAGAATCAGCACTACCATTAATAATGGCAACTGATGTTGAATCAAAACCAATGTGGAGCGAAACTAAATTCCATGAATGGCATTTAGGACATATTCACAGAAAAAGAACTGTGCAATATGATATAAATAAATCAAGACTTTTAAATGAGGACTTAGGTGTTACTATTAGGTACTTATCAAGTTTAACTGGTACTGAAGAATGGCATCATAAAAAAGGATTTGTTGGTTCAACAAAAGCAGCAGATGGATTTTTATGGAATTATGAATTTGGTTTAGTCGCTCATTTAAATTCAAACTTAATATTAGATTAATATGGTAAAAAAGAATGTAATTGACTTAGCAAAAGGTAGTACTGATAAAAAGAAAACCAGTACTAAAAGAAAGACAACAGCAAAGAAAAAACCTACTAGTACAAGAAAGACTAGTACAAAGAAAAATGAACCTACATTAACTCCTGAACAAGAAAGAGATTTAAAAGCAAAAGCAAAAGTAGAAGAATTACTTGAAACCTCATCAATTAATAATCTTACAAAAAAAGATGATATTATTGAACTTGATGAAACAAAAAATGAACCAAAAGGTATTGAATGGCTTGAAGAACAACTAACTTTACTTTCAGAAAAAAATAAAGAGTTAACAACTAAAATGGAAGAGGTAAAGATTGATTTTGAAAAAGTATTGAAAGAAAATCAAGAATTGAAATCTGGTGGCGGTTCTGGTGATGGTGATGTGAAAAAAGCAGTAATTAGTTTGTTTAATGAATTACAAGAAAATCATATTAAATTAGGTGTTGATAAAAATGGAATTGGTAATTTCCGTATTTATTGTCCCGGTTTTCTTAATCGAATGATTAAATTCTTTCCATTTTTAAATGAAATTAAAAGATATAATTAATTTTAATTAAATGTGTTATATTGAATTGGTTTAAGACTTTGTTTTAAACCAATTTTTATTTATATTTGTCATATGAAATATGTTATCAAACCTTGGACATTTGAGGAATGTAAATTAGAAGGTATGAAATATCGAAACAGAACCGAATTTCATGATAAGGCATGTGGTGCGTATCATGCTGCTCGTAGGAATAAATGGTTAAATGAAATATTTACATCATGAGTTCAATTCGAGGACAAGAATTTCATTCAATAATTCAAAATATTTTTGGTGATGTTAATGGTTATTTGCATTCTGAACAAATTCAGGTGAATTGTCCTCATTGTCAAGAACGTGATGGTCTTAGCTATCCTGATGGAAAATTTAATTTGGAAATCAATACTGCTAAGAGAATGTTTCGATGTTGGAAATGTGATGAACCTAAATTTAGTGGTTCATTAGGTAGATTAATCAGAATATTTGGTACTAGTGTTGATTATGAATTATATAAATCATATGCTGGAATATTTCATGATTATGATTTTGTTGAGGATGAAAAAGAATTTATTCAGATTAAATTACCTGATGAAATGATTAGTTTTTCACAAATAGACGTGATGAATCCCGACCATTTTGAAGCATATAATTATTTGGTTAATGAAAGAAAATTAAGTCGAGATGTTATTCTTGATTATCGGCTTGGTTTTTGTACTACAGGTAAATATGCAAATAGAATAATAATCCCGTCTTATGATAAAGAAGGTGAAGTTAATTATTTTGTTGGAAGATATTATGGTCAAGACCCAAAAATAAAAAAGAAATTACCTTATCTTAATCCACATAATGATAAAGATGTTATAATATTTAATGAAGGGAAGATTAATTGGGATTCTACGATTTATCTTGTTGAAGGTACGTTTGATATGCTTTCTTTTCCAATAAATACAGTGCCTATGCTTGGAAAGACATTATCAACTACTTTATTTATGAAATTGAAAGAATTAAAACCTAATGTCGTTATATTATTAGACCCTGATGCTTATAAAAATAGTATTGAATTGTATTATACATTACATACTATTTATATTGGATATGAAGAAAGGGTTAAAATAGTTAAATTACCAAGTAATGAAGATATTGATGAAATTAAAAGAAATCAAGGAGTTGATGAATTAATTAAAATACTTTATACTGCAAGGGGTTTAACAGTTGATGATTACTTTATTCAAAAATTAGAAAAACCATATGAAAAACGTACAAGAAGATACGGAAATCATTCAAAATATTTTGAAAGGAAACCAAAAAGCAGAGGAAATTTTATATGATAGATACAAAATAATTGTTAATGATTATTTAAAAAGTAAATATCCTAAAAACTATGATATTGATGATGATATTTCTGAAATCATGATTAAGGTCATAATGAATTTAAATAAATTTGATATAAATAAATCTAAATTTAAAACATGGGTTATTACTATAGCTAATAATCATATGATTGATAAGTGGAGAACCAATACTATTACGATAACAGGTAATAACACTAATTATACATATACAATAGGTGATTCTACAATAAATTTAACTAATTGTGATAATATATCAACAACTAATTCAGGAACATTTAATGAATCAAATATTAGTACAAATTATTGTAGTGCAGATTATGATTTTGAAAATTGTAGTAGTATTAATTATATCAGTACTCAGTTAAGTCCAGAGGATTATACTTTATTGGATATGAAATATATTCAAGGATATAATTATAATGAAATTGGTGGTGAATTTAACCTTACAAGTAGTACTGTTAGTAATAGAGTTAATTATATTAAAAGTAAATTAAAAAAAGACAATACTGAAATAATTTTTGAATAAAAAAGGTGTCGAATTCGACACCTTTCATGGAAAATAAATAATTACTTAATTTCAATTGTTTTACTTAACTTCGATTTCTCGTCTTTTGGAATAGTTACCGATAGAATTCCGTCACGGAACGAAGCATCAATTTTTTCTGAATTCACATCATCTGGAAGACTAAATGATTTCTTAAATTTACCATAAAATGTATTTTTTCGGTTATATTTAATATCTTCATTTGCTTTTCGCTCACCCTCAATAGTCAAGATATTTTCATCTACATTAAGTGAAACATCTTCTTTTTTAAAACCAGCCAATGCATAATCCACAATATATTTATCTTCATTTTCAATAATATCGTGAGTAAGAAGATTAGAATTTGTCTCTAAATCAATATTCCATTTAAAAATATCTTCATTGAAAATATCGTCAAAAAGACTAACCATTCCGTTTTTAGGTTTGTATTTCATTAATGTTGTCATAATTTAATTCGTTTTTATTTTAATATTATTATTTATATAAGTATTGCGAATACTATACCATAATAATTTTTATGACATTTTTTCATTTTGTCAATGTCATAAAAAAAATGTCAGTATTTATTATTAAAAAGTATGAAAAAAATAAATATAACATTATCAGATAAATTATATAATAAAATTAATGAAATTAGAAAAGAATTATCTGTAATAGAAAATAATGAAATTAGTTTTGATGAAATTTTTGAAGAAAGTATTATTAATTATTATAATATTAAATTAGTTGATTTAAATGAAGATATAGAAATAATTAATGGTGATTTAGCTAATATAATTAATGAATCAAATAATCAGAATAATTATTATGTTTATGTTTATTTTAATGAAAGAAAGAAGTGTCATATTAACGCTGGTGATTATCTACTTACTTCTGAACCAATATATGTTGGAAAAGGTCAAAATAATAGAATCTTTGAATTAAATAAGCGAGATAGTAATTTAATTGAATTAATTAACGATTTAAAATCAACAAATGAATTTGGTCATATTAAATTAATTAATAATTTAAGTGAAGAAACTGCATTTTATTATGAACAAATGTTAATAAATTCAATAGGTAGATTAAACAATGGTACTGGAACATTATTTAATAAAGCAGGTGGAATATTAAATCTTTCAAAGAAAGAAATTGATTCAAATAATTATGAATTAAATATTGAATATAATTTAACAAAATTAATATTAGATACATTAAATAAAACAAAGAATATTTCAAAAACGGCAAAAGAATTAAATATAAATCTTAGAACACTTTATAGAAAATTGAATAAATATTCAATAAAAAAAAATGGAGACGATTGGGTTATTTTAAAATAATTTGCATATTATCATAGTTTTAGATATATTTGTGATAAAATAATATTATATAATTTAAAGATTTAATGATAAATAAAGTCGTCCATCTTAGTGACATCCATATTCGTAAAACACCTACAAGAAATGATGAATACCAAGAAGTTTTTGATAGAACAATAGAATCTTTAAAAAATAATAAGCCACATAGAATAGTAATCGTTGGAGACCTTGTTCATGATTACCTTGACCTTCAAGGAGAACAATTGATAATGGCTAATGATTTTTTAAAAAAATTAGCAGCAATAGCACCTGTTCGTATCACAAGAGGTAATCATGATTGCAGGAAGAATAATTTGAAACGTGTTGATAGTATTAAGGCAATTGTAAAAACCCTTGGTGATTATGATGTAATTTATTATGATAAAACAGGTTTCTATACTGATGATAATATAACGTGGGTGGTTTGGCATCATGGTGAATCAAAAAATAATCCTTGGAAGACCAAGGAAGGTAAAGCTATATTAAAAAATCCAGAACACTATTTTACAATAGACCTTTTTCATAATCCAATTACTGGTTGTATTAGTACCACTGATTTTGAAATGAAAAGTAAATCATATTATAAAATAAGTGATTTTAAAGGTGATTTATCATTTTTTGGTGACATACATAGAATGCAATACTTGGATAAAGATAAAACAAAAGCATATTCTGGGTCGTTAATTGCTCAAGATATTAGTGAAGGCGATGATGCTTTTCATGGTTATTTACTTTGGAATATTGAAGACAGAACTGCAACACCAATACCAATACATAATGATTATTCATATCATAATATTAGAATAACACCATATACAGATTTTGATGATTTGGATTTTGAAATAGATAATCCAACTAAACACATGAGAATCAGATTTATATGGGCAACACTACCACAAACAAGAACTAAGGAAAATGAAAGAAAGGTTATTGAATATGTGAAAGGTTATTTGTTTAAAGAAAAAATTGTAACTATTTCACATAAAAATGATTTTATTGAAGACGATAAAATCGAAGTAGATGACGCAATTAGTCTTGAAAATGTTAGTGATGATGCTGTTCAGCAAGAAATATTTAAAGAATTTTTAGAAAAAATAGGTACTGATAAAGAATTAATTAATGATGTTCTTGCTTTAGATGAAGAAATACTTAAAGAAATCGAAATTCCTGATGACCTGAATATTGAATGGGATATTATTAAGTTTAATGGAGAAAACTTCATGTCATATGAAGAATTAGATATTGATTGGAGAAAATTAAATGGGTTGTTTCAAATCACTGGTGAAAATACTGCTGGTAAAACAACAATAATGAAAATCATTACATACATATTATTTGGCAAGACACTTGAAACAGAAAATAGAATAAAATTTGGAGATAAACGTTTTGTTAATAATAGAAACAATGCTAATTTTTGTAGTGGAAGTCTAGTTATTGAAGCCAATGGCGAATATTTTGGAATAAAAAAGAAAACCGTAATAAATAAAAATCGTAAAGGTGAGATTACTGGTGCACCGACAAGTCTTAGTTACTATATTCTTTCAAGTCCAGATGATGAAATGAATGATGAGTCGGCAGTAGAAAAACTAGATGAAGACCGTAGAGTCAAAACACAAAAACTAATTGAAAGAATAGTAGGTAGTTATGATAACTTCATGAGAATAGTTATGACGACTTCTGATACATTAAATAGAATTCTTTCTAATGATATGGCTGTTTTTATTGATTCGTTATTATTTGATAGTGGTTTAGATATTTTTGATAAAAAACTTGAAGGTCTTAAATCATATCAAAAAAGAATTAATCAAAAACCCAAGGTAAGTTGTGATGTTGAAGCAGTTACCGAGAAAAATAAAATATTTGCTGAAGAAATAAAAAGTCTTGAAAATGAAATCAATGATATAGAAACAGTAAAATTACCAGATATTTCAGTAAAAATTGGTAAAGGTCGTGATTATGTTGAAACACTTACGAAGAAATTATATCAAATAGACCCTGAAATTTATAATTTAGACGTAGATAATGCACGAGAAGAGATAAGTGAGTATAAAAAAAATATCGTTGAAATAAAGGCACGTAAATTAGTTTTACGTCAGAGCATTGATAGTTTAAGAGAAACTTATGATGAAGACAGGTTAAATGAACTTATTGAAAAACGTGATGAACATAAACAACTGGTTTATGATAAAAAATTAGATATTAAATCTAAGGAAAGAGATAAGTCTGACTACCAACACAGTGTTGAGATAATAAATGGTAAAATTTTTACATTAAAGGGTGATGGTTCTAAATTAAAAAAGGAAATTCTTGAATTAAAAAATAGTAAGATTTGTAGTCAATGTGGACAAGTCATTGATAAAAAAGAACATCAAGACCATATTAAGAAAATGGTTGAGGAAAAAGAAGGTCAGATGTTTGATATTGCAAAAAAAATTAAAGAACATCAACATGACATAGATACTGATTGGAATCCTATTATAAAAAAATGTGATGATGATATTGTTAAAATTAACGATGAAATTGTTGAACTTGAATTAGAAAAAGAAAATATTTTAACTGAAATCGGTACATTAACTAATGAACAAAATGATGTTAATAAACGCAAACAACTTCAATCAGAATATGATTTAATTCCAACTCGTATTCAAAATGAAGAATTGAAAATAGGAATATTAAATGAAAAAATTACTAGACATGAAAATAGTTTAAAACAAATTGAAGAAAACAAGAGAATTGAAAAAGGTATTGCTGCTGCTAAAGAAAAAATAGAAAATTTAATTCTTGAAGAAAATGATGCTAAAGAAGATGTTTATATTAGAAAAACTAATATTGGTGAAAAACAGAAAAAAATAAAGGAGAATGAAACACTTATTTCTGATTTTAAAATTCAAGAACATCAAAATAATGTAATGACATTATATAAAAAATGTGTTCACCGAGACGGTATCCCAAGACAGATGTTAAGTAATTATATTATTCCTAAAATAAATCTTACTCTTGAAAACATCTTAGATGTAGCACCTTTTAAAGTATGGTTAGATACTGACGACCTCAGACCAAAGCTATCATATAATAATAGACCTGATTCAGTTATTGATTGTATTGGTGCTAGTGGTAAAGAAAGAACATTTAGTAGTGTTGTATTAAAATTTGCATTAAATCAAATTAATGTCAAAGCCAAACCGACAATTTTTCTATTAGATGAAGTAATGGGTAAATTAGATGAGAAAAGTGTTGAAGAATTCATTGAAATATTAGAATTAATTAAACAAAAGATGAAGAAAGTATTGGTTATTGAACAACGAATCAATCTTGAGCCAGATTATTTAATTAGTGTTGAATTAAATGAAGAAGGGATATCCTCTCTTGGAATTGAATAAAAATCATTTATAACTATTTATTGTAAAAGAAAAAAATGGATTTAAAAAAATACGACAAGTTAAGAAAGAAAATTGATACTAAAGACTTTGAAGGTAAAAATAAAGAACTTGATAAATGGTTATTTAGATTCTCATTTGTCGGAAATGCAAGTTCAATATTTTTTGCATATTTTCTAGTTTTTCCTTCATTATTAAAAGCAATTAAAACAAATTTTATTGATGGTAATTGGGGGACAATTATTGCATTTATTTTAACACTAATATTTTTATCAATATTTGAAGTAACC